TAATACAGGATAAGAATAAAAGTACTAAGTCTTTATTCCTTCCTATTTTTGTAGAACTTAGATTAGATAAAACAGAGGCGGATTAATGGGTGTACTTGAAAAAGAAATAGATAATTTAATAGATACGGGTATGGCTCTTGCTGCAGACAATAAGAAATTATTAGAAGAAGTAAAGAACTTAAGAGATAGATGCCTTCATGCTGAAATGGAATTATCAGAAGTTAAAAGTAAATATGATTCATTATGTTCGAAGGTTAAAAAGAATGCTAATGATAAACGTAATGAAGGGGAACGATTCTTAGCTAATTATGCCAAAGATCGTAATGGGCCATGGAATTAGATAAATGTAAATTAGGTAAAGATATCTTTGAGCTTATTGAAAAACAGGCTCAAGTTATTAAAGATCTATATGAAAGAATACTTATTCTTGAAGAAAAAATTAATAAGTGAACTTAACTACAACAAATGCTTTATTAGGTGATGTTGCCTTATTCTGTGCTAAAGAATTAGGTGTTGACCAATATAATGTAAGAGTTATTATTAATGAATGTTGTCTTAAACATGATAATGCTATGGGATGGACATATGATTTAGCATTTGGTAATGAAATAGATATAGAAATAGAAGAAACATTATCTAATGATAAAAAGATATTAACAATGTGTCATGAAATGGTTCATGTTAGACAATCATGTAGAGGGGATGAACATTTTTGTGAAGATGAAGCTAATAAACTAGAAAAGGAGTTATATGAAAAATACAAAACTAATAAGTGAATACTATAAAGAAGATGGAGCCGTAGCTAAAATTTATAGAGTAATTACAGAGATGGATGGTGATCATTCATTCTTTTCTATTACATATAAGGATAAAGATGGTATTCGCTTAGCGACCGAAGACTTTAAGTTTAAGTCATTACAATATGTTGAGGACGCTGCCGAAAATTGGACACTAGGAATTAAGGAGTTATCATATGCCTGATTTTGACTTTGGTTTTACCCTCGTTGATGAGGATGAGTTAGACTCTGTACAGCACCTGAATAAAGTTGTTGAACAAAGTTCTAGTAACTTTGACTCTGCACAAGACAAACTTGATAAGTTATACAATGCAATTGTTCCTTTATTAAATAATTTAAAGTCAAACCCTGAAAAGGAATATATCAAATGGCCAAACCGAATTGAAAAGGTTGAAGCATTTGAAGAACACATACTATCTATATACAAAACATAGGTATCCCTTTGGGGATACAAAAAGGTATCCCTATTTAGTTGCAAAACTCTTTACACTTTTGGCTTAGTTATGTTATAATATACATATACAAAATAAAAAAAGGAGTTACAAAATGAAAAACGAAAATAACATTAAACCAATTATTATAAAAAGCCCTTTAAGAACTAATCTTAAAGAATATAATGATTATGGTGTCGATAATGATACAGGTGACATATGGTCTTTTAAAGGTAAAGAACCTAGAATGCTTACTACAGGTGGTAAAGCATATCCTTCAGTTACGTTAGATGATAAAAAAACTATCCAAGTTCATATTGCAGTATTTTATACATTAAATCCAACTATTAAATTTCCCGCAAGTATTGATGCTGATGAATGGGAAAGAACACCTAAGTCAATACAAAATATAGCAAGACAGGCATTTGAAGTTCATCATATTGACCATGATAATACTAACTTTCATCCATCTAATCTAGAATTGGTTACACGTGAAGAGAATAGAAAACTATCATACATTCATTATCATGGAGATAAATAATGAAAAAACCAAGTCAAGAATTCTTTGATACCTTAGGTGAATATGTTTACACATATTTAGATCCTAACACAGGCAAAATGGTCTATGTTGGTAAAGGTGTTGGTAAACGAGGTATGTCTCATATTAAAACAAAGGGATATGACCTTGATGATCTACATATACTAGGTAAGAACTTAGAACGATTTGAAAATAAACCAAGTTTATTGCTTGAATCTTTTTTAATTAGTAGGTATGACCTACATGATGATGATAATGTGGCAGACAATAAAGTCGCTGGTCACTATAAGGAGTGTTTTGAAATGAGTAAACTAAATTTTCTATTTAATGAGTATGAAGAATCTAAAAGAAATTTCTTTGTTGAATGTAATGAGTTAAGAGATCAACTTGAATCATATGGTAATGTCGCTGTGATTGTTGCTCGTAAATCATCTTTTTATGTTGAATCATCCGATAAGGAACGCAGGGCATTTAAAATATATGTAGACTCTGATGGAGTGTCTGTTTCGATTTGGGGTAAAAATGTAACTGATGATTGGAGAGATGCTTTTTCTAAAAATCTTATTGATAATGGGTATGAACCAATTACAGATAATAAGAAAACTATTTCATGGTCTGTTAAAAACCTTGAAGAAGCTATGGAATTATGGGGTGACTTCACTAAAGGATAGGTATCCCTATGGGATACAAAAAGGTATCCACAAATAGATGAAAAGTAAACGATAAAATGGTTTACTTTTCAACACTTTTATGTTATAATATACATATACAAAATAAAAAAGGAAATAAAATGGGTGCAACTACTGGAATGTCAAGAAGAGAAAAATTACAATATGAAGCAAGAATTAGAAATATGACAAAAACTTCTAAGCTTCCTATTTCTATGGCTGCACATGCTGTAATTGAAGATGAAGACTTAATTAATGAACTATTAAGAAACTCTAAAGATAAAAGAACTATTGAAGAAAGAAAAATTGATAAATTAATGAATAAGTTAAATAACACTAAACCTGCTAAATGGGGTGATGGTGGTGCTTATTCACCTGAAGTGATGTATGGAAGTGATGAGGAAAACGCACAGGATTGGGCCAACTCAGGCTTAATAGACATTGCACACGATACTATGAATAAGGAAAACTATGGCTAAGAAACATATACAACGTAGGCAAAAGGTTGGCATTGCAGGTGCACCTCTTGATAAAGGATGGGATATGTTCAAGATGTATTTCCATTATGATGTTGATGTAAAGGATGCACTTGAAGTAACAAAGAACTTTGTTAAAAAGAATTGGAGTAAGGATGACGCTAAGGCTATTCTGGCCAATCCCAAATATGAATATAGTTATTCCCACATTGCCGCGATATGTTATTGGCATCAATTAGACATGGAGTTTCCAGATAATTATAGTAATGCTATTGATTACCTAACAAAGAAGTTTAACACTCTTATTGCACCAGGTCAAGCACTTATTGATGCTGCTCTGGCTGAAACAAAAGCAAAAGCAACTAAATTTGTTATTACACCTCAAATGAGAATGAAACAAAAGGTTCTTGATACTGTTATGGAAGATCTTTATTTACTTGAAGATAGTTGGTTAGAAGGTGGTAAACCATTAAAGATTAATTTATACAAACAAATGCAAGTTCATGATATTAAACGCTTTGAGGAAATTGAGGGTTGGATAAATGAATACCTGAATGATTACAACTTGTTCTTAGCAAAGGATGAATATATCCTTGAGTGTTATAAACATTTAACCCGTAAAGAAGTACAAGGTAGAGTTAAGATCCTGGAAGGATTTGTTGAGGATGTAGCGTCGTTTAAAGCCTCGAAGAAGGCCACACGAAAGGTAACAATCAAAAAGATTAAAGGTGCGGATAAACAGGTCGCTAAGCTTAAATACCAAAAACAGAATTCAGAATATAAATTGACTTCTATTAACCCATTGAAGGTACCTACTTCAATGCATATATACTTATTTAATACAAAGAATAAAGAATTAACTGTTCTACATTCTATGAGCCCAGATGGTATGACTGTGTCAGGTTCTACCATTAAGGGATTTGATCAAGCATCCTCTGTTAAAATTACATTGAGAAAACCAAATGATCTTATTCCAATCATTCTTAAAAAGAGTGTGAAACAAATTGATAAAGAGATAGATAAACTAACAACAAAACCTAAAAAAGCTAATGGAAGGGTAAACGAAAATATGGTAATATTACAATGCAAATAGAAGATATTAATAAGAAAAGTTTTAGTAGAATGGTTGAGGTATATGTTCGTACCCATAAAGGGTGTGATTATATGGAAGCCATTATTCAATTATGTGATGAAAATGAATTGGACTTAAGAGATGCTAAGAAGTTAGTATCAAAAGAACTAATCGAGCGAATTGAATATGAAGCAAGAGAGTTAAATATGCTTCATGGATCTAATTCATATACTTTACCGATTTAGGGGTTTACTTTTGGTGTGTTTTGTGTTATAATATAATATATGATGGATGGATATGATACCTTTACAATAGCTCACGCTATTAATATGCACTTTAATAGTAAATATGATGCTTTTAAATATCATTTTAAAACTAGAGTGAACCAAAAGACTTATTGGGGTAGACCTGATAAGTATCAATTAACAAAAATTGGAAAACGATTTAAAACTAAAGAAGAGGTAATGGGTTACTTCGCGGCTCATCAGTTAGCTGGCAACAAATGGTCAGGTGATATGATTAGAGATGAAGATGTATACACCGATTATCTTAAACGAATAGAAAGCTTATCTTATAACTTTAAGAATGAGCTACAAGAACTTTCTGAGTATAGTTTAGATGGTTTGATAGGAATGTATAAAGATAACTATCCAATCATTATAAATAAATACTTGGAAGATACAGTGTCGATAGAGACAGTGTGTATCCTTAATGCATTAACAGGTTTCATTGAAGATGCTAACGGGAAGATTACGGAAACAATACTGTGGCCGGACATCTATAGAAAGGTAACTAAATATCAACCTTTCTTGAACTTTGATAGAGATAAGTTCTTGAAGATTGTATTAGATACTTTTACATAATGATACAAATAATATACAAATATATAGGAGAATAATATGGGTTTTGCTGATTTAAAACAAAAAGCAATGAATATGGATAGTTTAGTTGGTGCAGGCAACAAAGAAACTAAGAAAGAGACATACGGTGATGACCGTATGTGGAAGCCAACAGTTGATAAAGCAGGTAATGGTTATGCCGTTATTCGCTTCCTACCAGCCGTAGAAGGTGATGATCTTCCTTGGGCTAAATATTGGGATCACTTCTTCCAAGGTCCTACAGGTCAATGGTATGTAGAAAAGAGTCTTACTACTATTGGTAAAGATGATCCAGTATCAGAAATGAATTCCAAGCTATGGAATAATGGTACCGAAGAAGGTAAAGAGATTGCACGTAAGCGTAAACGTCGTTTACACTATGTGTCAAACATTTGTGTTGTTTCTGACCCTGATAACCCAGAGAACAATGGTAAAGTATTCTTATATGAATACGGAGCTAAGATCTTTGAGAAGATTATGGATGTTATGCAACCTAAGTTTGCTGATGAAACACCAATCAATCCATTTGATATGTGGAAAGGTGCTAACTTTAAAATCAAAATGGCACAAGTAGGTGGTTTCAGAAACTATGATAGATCTGAATTCGCTAATGCTGAACCATTAGCTGATGATACTAAGTTAGAGGCAATTTACAATGCACAACACTCTCTTAAAGAGTTTACGGATCCAGATTCATTTAAGTCATATGATGAACTTCACTTGAAGTTGACTCGTGTGTTAGGTGAAGAAGGTGCTGTTACTTCAAGTGCAGAGGATGTAGATTTAGATGAAAAGGTTGAATCACCTTTTGTTGAATCTGCTCCAACAGCTACTGCAGATAATTCAAGTGATGATACTATGAGTTACTTTGCTAAGTTAGCTGCAGAGGCATAAAAACTAAAATTTATAAGAGCTAGATAGCAGTTTTTACCCCCTTAATTGGGGGTTTTTAGTTTCTAGTTACCAGGTGTGAATGTACCTGAAGTTGGTACATCTGTTCTAAGAGTACTATCAATACCACCTTTTACCATTTCATCTATTAAATGACCATATTGATGAACAATATGACTTGTAGAATTATTACTATTACTATTATCATATAGATTTACGTTCTGTTTTTCTGCAGCTGCCTTAGCTTCCGCCTCTGCCTTAGCTTTGTCTTCAGCAATCCTTTGCGCCTTAAGTCGTTTGGCATTATTTTTAATTAATTGTGTAGTTAAAGGGGCCACAGTATTTGATATATCGGCCTTGCCGCCTGCAACAGCGTCAATTGTTGATGGGGGTAGACCGTTGGCTACATCTTCAAGTTGTTGGTTTTGTGCATCCTCTAAAGACATATTAGATGCAGTGCCTGTTTCAGAATCAACAACAGCAACAAGACCTTTCTTTTCATTTTCTAATTTAACTTTATTGGCTGCTTCAATAGCTTTTTGATTTGCTTCATAATCATCCATAAGTTTAATAATATCATCTTGATATTGAATGAATAATATAGCAGCACCTACAGCAATTGCTGCACCCATAGGGGTAAACATTGGAGCCAACCAAGGAGCTATTCTAATAACATATCCAGCAAATGCCCAACCATATTTAGCAAGCATTTGACCAAATCTTTTAATTAAGCCAGGCTTACCTTTAGGCATTTTATTTTTCTTACCACCACCACCATAAGGTATCATATCCCAATTAGACCCAGCATATTTTTCTTGCCTTTGTGGTCCACCTAATAATAGTGGATTCTTATTCTGTGATGAGCTTAAACCTGTATTTTGACTTGCAATAGTAAGGTTTCTATTCCT